GGCGGCGCTTCCAGTTCGCGAAGCGATGCATACGGAATGCAGTGCTGTCGGTCTGGAACATCGACACCATGGGAGTCGCCGTAGCGCTGGCGCTGTTGTTGGTGGGGTTGTCCAGCATCTGGATCGATGCCTGGTTCGACATGTCCACCGTCGCCTGCCCGTCGTCGGCGTACCAGAGGTCTGCCGCGTTGACCATGGCCACCACACCACCCGAGGAGTCATAAGGCACGTAGCCCGAGGTGATAACCGGCACACCGCCCACATCACCGCCATTACGGCTGATATTGGGGAACTCGCGCTGGCCCAGCGGGTTGTACATGTTGCCCAGACCAGCAGCCGTCTTCGGGTGCATCAGATACACCATCGTGGTCAGGGGGTTATTGGCGTCGTCGGCCCCCGCCTGCAAGGCCATCAAGTCCGCTCGGACTGCATCGGCATCGGTGCCGCTGGAAACGATCGGCGTCAGGCCGTACAGAATGCCGGCGGGCGAGACGTTGGCCAGACCAGCGAAGGTCGGGTCGATGAAGTCGGCGTTCATGCGCTCAGCGCCGGCTTCCACCAAGCCATCGCGAATCAGAACTTCAATGGCCGGGTCCGAGAAACGGATCATTTCGTCCGTAGCGACGGAGATGCCCGCGACCTTGAACCAGCCGAAGTACACGTCATTGAAGTCGAACTTCGTGACAGGTTTCGGCGCGCCCTGGCCGACCCAGTAGCCAACGCCACCGGAAGTCTTGCCCTTGATGTGGACGTTGAACGGAATGCGCTTGGCGGCGGGAATGTTGCCCAGACCGAACTGACCCAGGATAGTACGCGGGCGCAGGAATTCAACGAAGTCTTGGGAATAGTTGTTGTAGGCCAGCAGCGGGCCAGCCCAAGTCGCATCGCTGGTCGTGGCTGCGGCCACGTTTGCCTTCAGCACGGATTCGAGCGAACGACCGCCCAAGCCCTTCAACACCTGCGCGACGGGCGATTTTTCACCGTAGTGGTCGGCCGCCAACTGAGCAGCCATGCCGACGTTGTTCTTGGCGGCGTACATGCACAGCGCATGGCGGGCAAACATGAGGCCCGGCTCTTCCTTCATCTTGATCGCCTTCGAGACTACGGCCGGCGCGCGAGAAGCGATAGCGTCATCGTCGCTGTCGCCCTTGACTGCCGTGAAGGTCATGTTCTTTTCCATGCCTTCAAGGCGTTCGATGTGCTTCTTGATGTCGCCAACCGCCGACTCGTGGCCGTCGAACTCTTCGGCTTCCTCGGCATTCAGCGTCCGGCCTTCGCCAGTTGCTTTGCCCATGATTTCCTGCATGGACTTTTCGGTTTCAACCAGCTTCGCGCGGGCATTTACCAGTTGGTCTTTGATGTTCATTCCCTTCTCCTTGGTCGGGGCATAAAAAAACCCGCCAGTGGCGGGCTGTTTCTTGGTTCCCGAGACGCCGGGAGATACGGGCTGTCGCCCTGCTTCTTCATCGCCCTGCGCTTCATTGCCAGACGCGGCGCGCAGAGCGGTGTCGATACTTTTGATGCTATGAATAGAGGCGGACGCATTGGCCGGGATCGTCACGAGGCTCAGCTCGAAGATTTCCGTCTCCGAAAAGCGCACCCCGCCGGCTTCCATGTAGCTGTACTCGATGGCTCGGAAGCCGATGGATACACCGCGCACGAGCTTGGCCTTGACCGACTGCCAGGCCATGTCCACCAGATCCTTCAGCGCGCCGGGCTCGTCGATGATCGGCAGCGATGCAGTGAAAGGAATCCCGTTCTTGGTGGGCTTGCCGAACTTGGCCGTGCCGACCGGCTTGTCGTGCTGGTGTTGCCACAGCAAGGGCAGCTCGGCAGCGAACTTGGCGCCCAACGGCTCCACCACATCACCCACGCGATCCGGTTCCGGGGTCGTCGCAATGCCGGTAATCTCGCGCTTCGATTCGTCCAGCGCCTTGATTTCCAAGAGGCTGTATGCGCGGGTATTGAGCTTGTCAGGCATGCAGGCCTCCCAATGCAAAAAGCCCGCGCTGGGCGGGCTTGGTTGTGTTTTTCATGGTCAGACGAAGAAGACGCTGTAAGTCTTCTGCTTCAAAACACCGGTACTAGCAGCACCGATTGCCATAGCCAGAGCCACAGCGGCGTCGATCTTGTTGATTGACCGGGTCTTGGCCAACCAGTGGTTACCCCATTTGTCCTCTTCGGTCACCGCAGACATCATCGCGGAGATCAGAACCGGATTCTTTCGTAGTCTGATTCGACCCTCTAGGAGCGCGTCTTCCAGCAATCGAACAGACCCAGGCATCCACAGCCCCTCGGGCGTCTCCTGATTTGCCTTGGCGGCCTCAATCATCGCTTCGTTGGGCTTACCCTTCTTCAGACCACCTTGCGGGTGTTCGATGAATTCCAGGCTTAACCCAATTTCAGCAACTTCTTCTTCGAAGCGCTTGAAGGCAAAGCGGTCGTATGCCACCAACTGCACGTCGTAGCGCTCAGCGTATTCCGCGAGCGTTTGTGCGACGTGCCGATAGTTGATGCTCTCACCTGGCGGAGCGTGGATATATCCTTGCTGCTTCCACACCGTATAGGGAATCTTGTCCCGCAACTCGCGGGCCGCTATCGTGTCGCCTGGAGTCCAGGCTTCAATCCAGGCGTCAAATATCGGTTTGTTCTGGGCATTCGTCCCCGTCTGCGTCACCGCAGCGAGGGCCGTAATGTCCCGATTCTGGGACAAATCCAGTCCAATCCAAACAAGCTCTCCAGCATGGACCTTCGGGTCAAACTCAACCAGCGCCGGGTCCAATGTGGCCCGTGTCATCCAGGCCGTCTCGGCGTCCGTCCAAATACAGAAGTGCAGGCGAAGAATCCCGTTCAATTGACCCGGGATCGATTTAGCCTGCGCCACCACGTCACTCAGATAAGTCTCGGTGATGGTCACCCCAAGCAGCGGGTTTGCCTTCACCCAGCAACTTGGGTCGGTCAGCGGGTCGTCGCCCTCGTCCAACGCACACACGTAGCTAAACGTGTTGTCGTCCAGCGCTTCGCCTACGAAGACGGGATCATTCACCGCCTCGGTATGGCCCGCTGCAACCTTCACAGCATGTTCATGCTCTTCCCACGCCACCGAGTTCCGATCCGACCCGCTGTTCGTAATCATGAACAGCAGCGGCTGCCGGCGGAACTTAAAGCCCCGCTCCAGCATTTCGATGATCTTGCGGTCCGGCAGCTCGTGGACCTCATCGGCCAGCACGAAGTACGGACGCGGCCCTGAACCAGTCTTTCCGGTATCCCGAGACACCGGCCGAAAGAAGCTCGAATTCCGGTGGTAGGCGATGTTGTACTCGCGCCCTTCGCCACCCGAAAACTCCAGGCGCTTCTTCAGGCTGGGTGACGCCTTCACCATCTTCACGGCGTCAGCGAACAGAATTCCGGCCTGCTCTTTCTTAGCCGCGGCGGCGTAGATCTGGGCGCCTGCTTCACCATCAGCCGTCAGGCCAAGCAGCCCTATGCCACCTGCCAACGGCGACTTACCGTTGCCCTTCCCCTGCTCGATGTAGGCTCGACGGAACCGCCTTGTCCCATCAGTCCGCTTCCAACCGAACAGTGACCCGACGATGAACGCCTGGCTGGGATGCAGCTCGAAATCCTTGCCTTCGAACTGGCCTTCTGACAGCTTCAGCACGCCCTCGAAGAAATCGAATGCGTATTCGGCGGCGGAGTGGTCGAAGTACAGCCCGCGCTCTTCGCCATTCTCCAGATCCAGCAAATGCCGCTTGCAGCTGTTGCGGACATGAGGGCCGGCTACGATCACCCCGGCCACTACAGCCTCCGCGTACTCCTTAGTGCGGTCGGCCAAAGAACTTGTCAGCGGGGTCTTCTTCTTCGCCGTCGCCATGGTTCACTTTGGTCTCGTCAACAGGAGTCGCGCCCAGCTTCGACAAAATCGAACTGAGCGCCTGCGTTGCCGAAACTCCGAAGTCGGCGTCATCCATTCGCGCCGTCCAGATACAGGCCAGGCGCAAAAGCGGTCGGTGGGAACTGTTCAACCAGGGCAGTTCAGCGCGGTATTCCTCCCACGCCACTTTCTGCTCATCGGTCATCTTCACGTAGGGTTCGCCAAGCGGGCGAGTTCCCTTCGGGGCCTTCCGATCCTTGAACCGTTGCGGGTCATGGACAGCGGCGCCGGAGACCTCCGCCTTGCTGGCCGGGAGCCTCGGTCGAGCCATTAGCTACCTCGTCTTGTGAATTGCGGATGCGAGAAATTAGGTGAGCGGCCGGTCTTGGTCGCGTTGCTCATTTTTTGAGCACCCCTCCCCCCCGGTCATTTGTAACATTTTCGCCCCGTGGATGAGAATTTTTCTCATTACTGTGACGCATCAGAAACTCGCGCGTAACCTCTATGGGGTAGCCATCCACCCCGATCTGTACCTTCCGACGCCCTGACTTCTCGAGCGCCTGCTTGTCTGAATCGTGGTGCGCCTTGCACAGTGACTGAAAGGGGCCGTTCCAGAACTTCTCCGGATCTCCCTTGTGCGGCTCGATGTGATCGCACACCTTTGCCTCTGTGACCCTACCCTCTGCCTGGCACATTACACACAGGGGATGCGCCCGCAGATACCGCTCCCGCAGCTTCTGCCAGCGCCAGGTCTTGTACCAAGCGCTCCAGGGTTGGCTGCTCATAGCGGCTGGGAATCGTCCCGCTCGCCGCCTACTGCCTCGCCATCCAGCGTGTATTCCTGCTGGCCCTCTTCGCGCTCATCTGCCAGCGACTCCACTAAGGTCATCAGCAGGGATTCGATGCGGTCCATCTGCGTAGGAGCTGCCTGGATACCGCTCATGTCCTGCTCCACCACAACGTACCGCTTTCCCTCATGCGTTGATGCGTCACGCAGCCATGCGCCATCAGGGATGGTGAATGATTCGCCCGCTTCAAGGCGTCTGGCCATTTGTGCGGCTCCAAAGCAAAAAGCCCCGGCGAGTGCCGAGGCTTCGTTTCCTATGGACGAGCGCCGTCCACTTGGATAGATATTAGTGATCGCGTACAGCGTATGCAACGCCTCCCTCAAAACCCCCTACAATGCCGCCCGATAAACTGTAACTTTTAGAAACTCACCAACCAAGGAGCGGGAGAGCATGTGGCGACGGATATTCAAATGGGTTGGGATAGGGGCGATCTGCCTTGTCCCAGTCGCAACTGCAGTCATGGGATTGCGTTATTACTTTCTCGTTTTTGGATCTGAGCACTTCTCCGAGAAGCACTCCGAGTGGGGAGAGTTCGGCGATTTCATCGGTGGGATCGTAAACCCAAGCGTCGGTCTCGTGACCATCATCCTTCTGGTCTTGACTCTTCTATCGCAGCAAACTGAGCTACGCGAGCAACGAAAACAGATGTCGAAGCAGTCATTTGAGCAGACATTTTTCGCTTGGTTAGACGCATATCGTCAGTCGGTCCGAGACATGACAGCAGTTGCCCTAATTGATGGAGCGAAGGTCACGCTCAAAGGTCTGCAAGTCATGGAATACATGGTCGAGTGGGATGAGGATCTTGCGGGTATGCTCCAAGAAATTGAATCTGACTTCAGCAAGTCTGAATCTGAAGCGGACAAAAAAAATGCCAGGAAGAGGCTTCTCCAACTGGATGCTGCTATCTGGAACTCCAAAAGTGACGATGCCAGAGAAGCAGGAACCACGCCCGAAAGGTTAGCGATCTTACTTTTGAAGTATGTGGAACTGCAGACGCAGCTGCGCCCTAGGGAAAAGCAGCAGTATGCTGATATATTCCAAGCATCACTA